TTAGGCAATGAAGGGGCCGTACTTGGTAGTAAGGGCTTGAGTGCGGTTAGCTGTGGCGGTGAAATCGCCGGCATTCAGTGGGCCGCCGGTGTTGATGTGAGTATGGCTAGCGGTCTGCTGTGCCAGGGTTTGGATCACGTCCAGCGTATCGGTTAACAGTGTCAGCACATTGATTTCATCCGTACCCAGGCGCACCGATGGCGCGATAAGTTCCTGGGAAGCGGCAACACTGCGCCGAATGCCGGCTATTTTCTCCGTGAGCGCGCCGGCGATATCAGTCGTTTGGTTCTGGCCAACTTTGATATTTTGATTCTGGCCAACATCGTCATTTTTGTCTTTGCCGACTTTGGTCACCATGTTTGCCGATGTGCCTATCGAATAATCACCCTCGGCAAGTTGCACCATCTGGCCGGCCATCAGGGTTTTAGTTCCCAGTACCGTGGTGCTATCGTTGGCTTTTACCGTGGTGTTGCGGGTCGTAGTGGTGCGGCTTTCCTCGTCACTGGTCACGCTGCGCCGGCTGCTGGTTTCTTCTATCGCCTGGTCGGTATCACGCTGCCAACTGCCGTCAACCGTCACGCGCTGACTGACGCCGGCGCGCTGCTGTTGCAACTGCTCCCCCGGTTTCACTGCTGGCAGTGATAGCCCCTCAGACAGTATTTGCCTAATCATTGGCTTATCTGGCCGGCCATCAGCAAAACCGATTTCGACCAGCGTTCCCTCTGGCGGGAACTGGAACATACCGCCCTCACTGCCAGCCATCGGAATAGGAAGCGGTACCGCGTTATATTCCTGCGCGCCGGCAGCAGCGTTGCCGTTCTCGTCCAGCAATTGAACATTGACCGCATAGCGAGGCCGGAAGGGATCGGACGGGTCGCCCAGCTCGGCGGCATCGGTCGGACTCATTACCCGCGCGCGGCGGGGCAAATGTAAGCCTGCGCCCAATTCTGGATAAAGCTTTTCAATCTGGCGCTGCTCCGGGGATTTCTGCGCCGGCTGGCCCTGGGCGTTTAATGGCGTCCAGGTCAATGTCATGCTGTCGTCAGTCACATCAACTTTAGTGATGCGCTGGCCGTTCACAATAACGCCCGGACGAATGGCCGGGATAAGTGGCAAGGTAAGGCTATTCCCGCCGCCGCCGCCCTGGGCGAATTCCTGCGGAATATCAACCGGCGTTAGTGCAAAACGAGAGTCGGCATAGCTGCCAACGTAAACCGTGCCATCGGGCAACTGATACCAGACAAAATCCGGGATACTGAACGCCCGGCCAAGGTTAAGTAATAGCTGGTTGCCGCTGCCATTATGCTGAAAATGGGGGATCGGGGTATCGGTGTAAGCGACATTTTCCGGTAATACAAAACGCATGGCAGTTGATTTGCCGACCGCGTCGGTAACATCGCGTAAGGTGGGGTGTTGCAGTGAGCACGGCCACGAACGCTCAAACACGCCGACCAGCTCCCGCACCATTAACCGCTGCGCGCCATTTTCAGCCGGCGCGCTACGCTCCACAAACCCGGTTAGCCAGCGGAATATCGAGGCGTTATTGCCCAAATCCAGCCGCACCAATTTACCGTTACAATCCTGGTCAGTTAGCGCAGTAACAAACCCCAGGCCGCACCCATTCAATGAGAGCGAAAGATTTAAGTTATTGGCGGGGATAACATCATCGCCAATACGCAATATCACAACGGATTTCATGCGCTACCCCCTGCCGGGCCTATGGTGTTATCAATTTTTTGCAGCACACTTTCAAACCATGAGCGGCTTTCCGCTGTCTCGCCCTCTGACGCGGTCGCGGTACCGCCTGCGGTCTGAATAGTGGCATTTTTCCCGCCTTTGCTGGCTTGTTGGGCCTTACGTTCGGCCACACTGGAAAATTCAGTCAGGGTAAAATTAACCAGCCACGCCATAGCATTTGTTTGTTCGGCGGCATCCACGCCACTGGTAAAGGTGGCTTCCCGGAACTTCACCGCCTGGGCCAGGGAGTGCGCGACACGATAGCGCTTCTTACTGCCATCGGCGTTCTTGGCTTCGGCCAGGCTATAAATACGCGTCAACATAGCGGCATCCGTATATCGGATTAACCCGGATACCCGCAACTCTTTGCCTTTGGTGCCTTGCTCTGATTTGTTTGTACTGCTGGCCTGGCCGCTCTGGTCTTTGTCCTGTATGGGCATCGTCAACGTAACCAGAATGTTTTTTAATAAAATCGCCTCGCCATCGAGCGCCAGCATCACAATATCAGCCATGATTTACCACCATTGCACGCAGTGGGGCCAAATCCGCGCCCACAAACAGTAACGCCAGGCTAAAAATGGCCTGGCTGTCGGGAATGTCTTTTTTCATCTCAGCGATAGCCGTTTGCGTGTTGCCCTCCACTGAAAACGCCCAAATTGGCACACTCGCCCCTTGTAATTGTTCCAGGCTATTTTTTGCATCGGTCAGCAATGCGGCGCGCTGTTGTTTGAATGCTGCCAGGGCGGTACCGATAGCCTCGCTACTGCTGCCAGCGGCGGTATCGCTGATCGCTTTTTGCAAGGCTTGCGCACCGGATGCCATGCGCGTGGTGGCAACGGATAGCGGCGCACTGGCTGGCAAACCACCAGGGCGCGCAGGGATTTGCATTTTGCTGGCATCCAAGCTTAACGCCGCTTTTGCTCGGCGCTGAACTTGGGTCAATGCCGGTATCGGGAACACCGCGCCGGCGGCGGTCAGCAGGGTAATAAACTGGCCCAAGGATGTAGCGGTGATAAGAAATACCACTACATCCTGTTCACTGTCTGCGCCGGCCAACCGGCTGGCGAGTGTATCAATCGCATTGGCCGGACTCAGAAACGAGCCTGATGTTTCTGTTTGACCAACGCCAAACGCCCAGGGATGAACGGCCACGGTTGAGCAATTGACCGGGGCCAGATTGGCCGGGATGCGTAATAATGATTTATGCCACATAAGCCGCATCCGGCCAAACAGGTACCCGATAGCCATTATTAACGGCTTCAATCAATAACCATTGCGGTAATTCTGGCAATTCGACTAGCGGCCAGCCGGCGACGGTCGGCCAGGCTTTAAAGGCCAGTCGCACTGCCATTAATTCACCGCGTTGCTCGTCTGTCAGTGGGCTGTCATCAATTGAATAATCAATGATAGTCAGAGCATCAGTGGCGGCAATAAAAGCATCACGATAGCGCCGGGCGGTTGCTGCGATATCATTATCGGTGACGACTGGCGCAGGAATATCAACCCATTTAGGCATTCCCTTTTTATTCGCGCCGCGCTTTTTCCCGATGGGCTGCATATCAGAGAATTGAGCATAAACATCATCATCAATTTCTACCAAATCAGCCGGTAATGTCCCGGCATCTGCGTAAATCTCTAACAACTCTTTCGGGTAAAAGCTCAGTGTTGTAGCTGAAAAACAGTACATGGTAACCTCCCGTTTAACCGCCAATAGCGAAAATTTGTGGGTAAACTGACGTACCAGCGGTAGCACCGTTTGGCCGTTGCAGCATGCATCTAACGTATGAATTCGACCAATCGGCAACTTGATAAAAAACATCATTATTAAAATTTTGGTCTGGGCTTTTTGTTGATGCATACGCTATGAAACATGCGTTCGGGAACGCAATTGGAAAGTTAGTAATCACATTCTGGGTTTCGTGTATCACTCCGGGGCCAGTACACCACTGGATGAGTAACCCGGTTGCTGAATCTCTAAACCATCCATTCCAATCTTTTGAGGCGGTATTTCGCATGTTGCCAATATAGGTGGACAGATAGCCACCCCATACAGAACCGTAAACATTGCCGTCAGCCGCCAGCCATGAGTTACCATTTCCCGACGCAACGTTACCAACGGCTGTGACCGTTGAACCTTTTAAAGCACTGGCGGCGGTCAGGCTTCCGGGCAGGCTAATAGCGGTATTAGCGGAGTTGAATTCCTCCCTGACCGTAAACACCCGCGAACCGGGCGCGCCAACGCACAGCACTTTGAATACATGAAAGTTAGTTTGCGCCCCTGTATCGGGGATTATCGTTAACCCTATCCGTGTGCTGTTTGTCGCTATGTAGTCAACCGTTATACTTAGCCGAGTACCGGCGTTAAAAGTCAGTTCTGGCGGCGCATTTAGCCAGGTGTTGTAGCTCGCGAGGTAGTTAGCACCCGATGTGAATATGAAGTTCTGCCAATCAAAATTGGCGATATCAGCAATGCTTGCTGAGCCGATACCCATCCCTGTAAGACCGAGATTTGTTAGCGCACCAAGCGCAGTCGGTGCACCTGTTCCCCCGCCAGCTATTGGCACTGGCATTGCGGCGTTCCATGCTTGCCTCACCGAAAATGTGCGTACCCCCTTATTCCCGGCAATCCGGACGTGATAAACGTTAAAAGCAGACGCTACAATCGTGCTGGGAATTAACGTTAAACCCACAATCGTGCCGGACATGTAATCAACAGTGATGCTAATTGCTAACCCCGTCTCAGGGTATGAAATCCCGTCAGGGGCGTTTATCCATGAATTGGAATAAGCCAGGTAGTTTGCACCCGACAAAAACGTGAAATTCTGCCAATCAAAATTATTTATAACTGGCTGAGTCGGCAATCCAATGCCGTTTGCAGAAAGGTCACTGACAATTTTTGCAGCTACATCACTCACGGTTTTAACCGCTTTCGGTGTCGCTGCCAGTACTTCGCTGTCGCTGTTCGTTGCACTACTTAGCTGAGTAAACCCCTTTGCGGTCAGTGTGGCGTCAGGGTGATTGCGGGATTTCTCATGCTTCGCCAGTGCGTCGTCAGTCAATGAACCTTGCGGGCGCAAGTCGGTAATGTTGCCGGCTGCGTCAATACTGGCGACCGCAAACACATAATGCATAAAGCCTGATTGGCTATAATTTTCCAGAGTCGGCGCGACGGTGATTTTTATTACCGCCTCCCATTGGCTGGTAATGTTGCCCTGCAAACTGACGTCAGCCCAAACCTTGGTCGCGGCGGCGGGTACCGTAATATTACGATTTGCGGTTAGGTCGGCTCGAATGCCGCCGATATAACCCGTACCTTTGGTCACAAAGAATTGTGCGCCTGTCTTGGCAACCAGATAACCCGTGTTAAAAAATGCGCCAGCCCCATAGTTATCAACGTTAATTAACCGCTGCATTTCATCAATGCCGGTCAATCGGGCGGTGAAATCAATTTGCCAGGTTTCCGCCGGTGTCGTGATGCCGGTTGCGGTCGCTGCGCCGTTGTATTCCATCAAAAATGAACGGGTCAAGACGTTACCTTGTTGGCCGGCTACGTTAGCAACTTTGCGCTGGGTCGGTGCGTGAACAATCATCGCCACCGTACCGCTGGCCTTATTGACCAGCCCGATCCAGTTGAAATCAAAGTCACCCAATTCAGTACCCATCGTGACGGAATAAACCACCGCATTATCATTGACCAGGCCAATTTTATTCACCGCCTGGCGGTGAACGATTTGCGCCACTGGCGGCAATGTTTCGGCGCGGTTAATGGGGACGGTATGATCCAGACCTGGCACATAGGCCAGGACAAATTCATCCAGCACCACGGCTTTACCCGCTGCGGCTTCCTGGGCTTTCCATTGTTCGAAAGCAAAAGTAATAGCAGTTTGTGACATTAGTTTTTCTCCATCAGCGACGCGCCAAATGCGGCGGTTGTTGTCACTTCATTTGATACGGTGCTGGCGCTGTAACAGATATATTCACAACCCACATGGCCGGCGCGGATATACATATCAACAGGGGTGATTATTTCGTACTGATAACGGCGGCAGGTGCGGCCATACTGGCGAATGATATTCATCAGTAATTCACTGTTTTCAGCCACTTGGCTATCAGTGACACGCACCGTTATGACATCCCAATCAATATCGGGCTGGCGCTCTAACAGTTCGACATAGCCCACACCCAGGCGGGCGAATATCGCAATAAACCCGGACACAGATCCCGCGTCTTTGGCATTGATAAAGGCAAAATGTACCCGCTTACGAAAGAGGGGGAGCGGTTCGCCAGGGAATCGGGTCACATCCCGCTGATACGCCAGCAGATTGAGTAACGGCACGACGCAGGTTAACGGGTCTGCCTGGTTAAGCGGCCACTTGATCCAGGTGTAAACCTTTTGCCAAAAGGCCAGGCAGGCGCGCATTAATTTGACCGGTTCGCCTTTGTTCAGCCATACCGGCAAGGTAAATGCGGGTAGCTTATCCATTGGCTTTCTCCAGCGTCAGAACGCCCAGGCGTGGCACAAATAACCCACTGATAATGTCACCCCGCGAAAAAGTCAGCGATTCGATTTCAGCAAAGTGATCATGCAATTCTTCCCCCAGGCGGGACATAGAAAAGCGGCTGTGCGGCCAGGTCTTTTGCACGGTGTAATCGGTGTTTTCCCGGAATGCACAGCCAATCAGATTGCGGATATTTGCCAGCAAGGCGTCGCTTTGCTCATCGTCTAAATTGCTGCTATCGAAAAAGTGAAGCGTCACGGTCAAGTTATGAATTTCTTCCGGTAGCGGTAAACACAGCACATCGTCACCGTGGCCGTGGTTGCCCTGGCTCATCACATAATCATTCACCGTATCGATAAACGGCTGGCTGGCGATGCCAGAATCCAGCAACAAATAGACGTTAGCCGTTCCCGGCCCGCGTGGCGCATCGTGTAGGAAAAAAATTCGGTCAGTGGTCAGGCCGGCAATACCCGCAATCAACCCACGGTAAACCGCATCGATATGATATTGGCCTGGCAAATTAAACTGATTGCGCACCCGGTCACGCAAGTCGTCGTCCAGCTCCTTATCAGCCCCCGGCGCGATTAACCAATTATCCTCGTTTACCGCACTGGCGATGCCATTGACCGCCACCGGTAGAATACGGAAATAGCCGGGTGCCAGGTTGTGGCCGCTGCCGGCTGATTCAGCATTGACCGCAATCAACGCCCCGGTTACCCCAGCAGGTATAACGGTATCGGCCAATGTCATTAATTTATAAACGGTGCCGTTAATGCGTTCGGTCTGGATCACAGTGCCGGCGGGTACGGTAATTTCAGCGCTAACGCTATCTTTGGTAAAGCGGATCACGCCCTGAGCAAGACTGGCATCTTTGCGGGATAAATTGACCGCCCAGGCAAACAGATCAACAAAAGTCCCGCTAGCGGTAGCCAGAAACAGGTTAGCCATAACGGTATTGACTAACGCGTCAATCAGCCACATGACTGGCGCGGTCACAATGGCTTTGATTAGCCGCCAAAACGGTGCCATGTCTGAGGTGTTGGTAACTAGATTTTCATCAGCCGCGACCTTTGCGAATTCCGCTTGCACCTGGCTTTCAGTCGTCGGCATGCCCTGATCGGCAAGAATGGCTTTATAGTCAGGATTGGGGCGATTATTCATAATAAGTCTCGCAGTGACAGTGGGCCGAAATCGTAGGTATCAGCCGTAATAAAATAATGCCCCTGGTCATCATCGGTAATCAGTACGGTACCCGGCACAATGCGCGTGTCTGTTTCGGTCAACAGCTCCATTTGCAACAAGATATCGGTGCGCAATACCGGGCTCCGCTCGGCAATCAGCAACTTAACCAGGCCGGACTCAATAATCCGATGTACGCAGTCCTGCGCAATGCTGATGCGGTTATCGCACAACAGCGGTTCATTGCCGGATGAAAGTGTAAAATCACCGTCAGTGATTAGCAGGTCGATGTACAGTTGTTCACTCATCCGGCGGCAAGCTCCCTTGATTCCATGATGCTATCCAGCGTGGCCCCGTTCGGCGGGTAAATATTCACTTCGCCGATGGTGTTACCAGTGCGCACGGTACTGCTCTGGTTGCTGTTATTGGTGGTCAGGGTTTTGGCTATCCCGCCCTTGTTCATTGCCGGGCTGACCAACCCCGCCGGCGCGGGGAGGGTGGTTGCTGGCGCGGCTGCGCCTCCCTCACTCTGGCCGATAGGTTTAAGGTCGATATTCACGCCGGGGATTTTATTGAGCTTGCTGACAATCCAGTTGTAGGTCGCGCCGAAAGACTCCGTCAGGTAATCCCACAGGCCACTGAACACATTGGCGATGGCGTCAACAAAGCCGTTAAAGGCTTCGACGGGCGACAAACCGCCAAAGAATGCCACTACCGTTTCCCAGCCCAGGGTAATGGACGCCCACACGCCGGCGAACATCTCCCCGACCTGGCCGGCAATCTGCATAACCCACTGGAATGCGGCGCTGTCCAGCAATGCGGCTTTAAGCTGATCCCAATGGGAAATGACGTACCAAACCCCCGCCGCCAGCGCGACAAGGCCAGCAATAATCAAGGTGATAGGGCTGGTCAATAACTGCATCCCAACGCCGGCTAACATAGTGGCGATACCGTAGGCGCGCATGGCAACCGTGCTGCTTATCAACATCATGCGAGTCGCAATGAGCGCGACGCGCAAGAATTTTAGTGCGCCGTTATAAATGACCGTGACAAAGGTCGCTAACTGAATGGCGCGGGCCTTGAGGTTAATCGCCCACATCAGGCCACGAACGGTGAATGTTGCAACCGCCCAAATACCGGTCAACCCCATCCAAATAAATTTCGATACCCCCATCACGACATTAGCGATTGCGCCGGCTGCGGCCATGCCAAGCGTTGCCATGGCAATGTAGCCAATCCAGCGGGCAATGTTGGGGAACATATCCAGCCATTTGGCGAACTGTGTCCCGGCATTAATCGCATAATCAGCCAGGGGGGAAATAGCCGGGATAAGCTGCATACTGATGGAAATCCTAATACGCTTCCAGACCTGATCAACACGTTCCCACATGTCGGCCATTTTCTTAGCCATTTCTACCGCCCGATCTAATCCCTGGGTGTTACCCATATCGCGCATATGTTTACGCAACTTATCCGCCTGGCCCCAGGTGGCAGTCAATGCCTGCGCACCCTCGCCAAAGGCTTTATTTAATGCGGCTTGCGCCTTAACGTTGCCCTCAATGGTGTTACCGAATTTCGCCTGAAGTTTTTGCAGAATGTCGGGGAACTCCAACATCTGGCCTTGTGCGTCAGTAAAGCTCAGGCCCAACTGTTTACCGCCCTCAATGGCACTTTTCAGGAATGCGTCATAAATACCGCCGGCCTCAGTGCCTTTGGTCTGCTTGAGCATCCCCAGGACGGCGAGTTGTTCATCCATACCCGCCCCCATTTGGGTACCGGTTCCCTTGCTGGACTTGACCATTTCGCGGATTTCGTCAAGGTTTGCGCCAAAATTCTGCACCATGTACGCACCTTTTGACGCCATCATTTCGGCAAATGGGATATTGCCCATTTCGCTGGCCGTAGTGCGGAAGTTATTTGCCATGTCAGCCATGTAATTAGCGGCCCCCTCGGCGCTGCCTTTGGTCGCTATGGCAAGGGTGTTTATGGCGGTGGTGTAGCGTGGTAACTCATTATCGGTAATGCCGGCAATGGTACTTTTGATGATGGTTGCTGAGCTGATAAAGTCGGCGGCATTCTTGCCGTAAGCGGTGCTAAACGTCTGCGCCGCCTTAAACATTTTGTCTAAGGCTTGCGTACTGACATTACGTGTAGACAACTCATCTAATGTTTTCTGAACCTCATGAGCGGGGGCAAGCAAGCCTTTGACGCCTTGAGCAACGCCCCACAACCCCACAGCCCCGACCGCAATTTGTTTAAAGGCCCGTTGTGACTGTTTGGCGAACTGTTCGACAGACTGTTGCGCCTTGCCGAGCGGTGCGCTCAGATTATTTTTAAGACTCAACAGAAAAGACAGTTCTTTCATGATTATCCCTATTCACCGTTAAAGGCTTTGCATATACCTGCGGTGGTGCCGTTAATGGCGCTTTCGTGGAAGTATTCCGCCAGCCAGGCCGCGCGCGCCAGGCTCATAACGTCATCACCTTCGCTGGGAAGGTAATGACGTCGGAGCGTCATATATTGTTCAAGCGGGTTATTCTTAATCGCTTGAATGAGCGCGGTTATTCCTTTACTTCGATTTCTGCATCTGGCGCGTAAATCTCATTTACTTTTTTGGCAATGGCTGCGGCCATGCCGGGGCGTTGCAGCAGTTCGGCCAGGCTGTCGCGGGACTCCGGCACTACAATGCGTTTCAGGTAGGTACTGATCGCGCCGATAATATTCTCATCACGCGCCGACTCATTCAGGCACTTGTTATACGCGACCAGGGTCGGGGCAAATTGCACCGTAATACCTTTCACTTCCAGAGTGATGACGTCTTTGGTTTCTTTGCTCATTTCTCTAATTCCTTTCGTTGTTTTATTTCGCTTATCAATTGGTTATGCCGTGCTGCACATTCCGGGTATATCTTTTGGTACTGCCCTAACGTGTCGCTAAAATCGGTGCCAGTATTACCGGCCAGGCGTGGCAGTGTTACCGGGCAAGGGGTCAATAAGTTTTCCTGATAGGGTACGTTCGGCACGTTCCGCACTGGCGTTGAACAACCGGACATACTCATCAGTAGCACAAACAGTGCTAAATACCGGTTTAATAATCTCAGTCCTGATAAGTCGCTCGGTATGCACTTCATTGGCCCTTAGCTCCGTTAATTTGTTCTCAAGCTGGCGCGCCGATGTGCCGGCGATATCTTCCACTTGTAAGCGGTTGGCAGCGGCTACTTGGCTAATTGCCAGTTCGATTTTTGCCTGGCGGTCGCCGTGCATCGTCCAGCCCAGCAACCAAGCCGCAATCAGTAGCAGTGCCGCCGGCAGCAGTTCGCGCATCACTTCACCCCGTTATGTTCCAGGCTAAAATGGTTGCCGTCTTTGAAGCGCCCGCCCCAAGCCCCACCGATAGATTCCCAATATTCCCCCAGGGGCTTGTAGGCTTCGCTCTTATCCTGGTATTGGCCGTTAATAAACAGATTGAAATCCACAGCCAGGCGTTGCGTGTGCAGGCTATTGGTAATGCCTTTGCCCGACTTGGCGTTTAGTGCGGCCTGTTCCGGGGTGCGGTAGGCCTCGCCAAAGGTCAGACGGTAGCCGTGTTCGTCAGCCCAATTGATGAGCTGGGCGATCATGACGGTAAATACCGCCTGTTTTTCGCTTAATGTCATGATTCCCCATCCTTTTTATGTACGCCTAAATAGCGCTTCATTAACATTTTTAGTGCCAACTCAATGGCGCTTGAACCCGCAATGCCTAGGGCGGCAGCAATAGCGACCAGCTCCAGTTCGCCCAGGCCCGGTGTGTGAATGATTGCCAGGCCCGCCAGCCAGGATGCAGCCGATCCCAATATCGCCCGGCCCAAAATCAGCCGTAGCGTTATCTCTTCGGTACTGGCTAATAACTTGCCAATCCCGATAATCGCCCCAACAAAGCCAAGTAATAACAGGCGACTAATGAGTGATGTTTCTCCATTTGGCATTTGCATTTCTCACCCGATCAAGTCGCGGACGTCGTCGCTAGATAAAATCGGCGTACCGTCAATGTGGATAAAGTCCGGGCTGGTCACGATGTACTTAAATTTATGCGTGGCCGTCTCGCCACCTTTCGGGTCAAAACCTAACGGACTGGTGATAATCAGCTTGCAACCGAATACCTCGACCGTTAACTCTTCATCGCCGGTGTTGGCATAAAACAAAATGTCGGTAGTTGGCATTTTGCGGTAGCTGCCAGCGGATTTAGCGGCAGCACTGAGTTTTTTAAAGTTCTTGGTATCAACTTCCATCTCCCCCTCAGCAGACACATCACCCGATACATAGCCATCAGGAATACCGCGTGATTGTGTGGCGGCGGTGTTATCGGTGATATCCACTGAAACGGTTTTGACATGGATAATTTGCGTACCCAGGGTAATGTCGATTGAGTTACCGCCAATGCGTGCAGTCGTCATGATTAATTCTCCGAAACGGCGGTAATGGATTGGTCTAGCATGATCCCAATCTGAATGGTTTTAGCGCTGCCATACGGCCGCACAACCAGGTAAATGCTCACGGTTTCAATATCCGACCAGGTAATCACCACATCGCCGGATTGCGGGGATTTCACTTCGCCAGGGAACATCACGCCGTTAATCTGCGAGCTGTGAGACATATCGCGCATGGTGTGGGCGAAAAAGGTCTGGTGTGCCGCAATACTGGCCGGGATACTGTTCATCGAACGGTCGGCAATTTTGCTGATTGCCTGAATCCGTACCCGGCGCGCGACTTTGTCAACAATGCGTAGATTTTCAATGATTTGGTAATCACCGCCGACCACATCCAAGGTGCGGCCGTCAGACCAGTACATGCCCTCGTAATCGGGATACCACATCGGCACGGAATAACGCAGGTCATGCATGGCGCGCAAATGCGCCAGGGTGACTTCCACCCCGTTGCGATCAACGGGCATTTCGGCGGTATCAATCCCCAGCCCAATTAATGCACCGGTTTTCACGCGGGCCGGACTGTCGGCCACGGTCACGCTGCGGTGACATAATCGGCCCGCCAACACGCCGGCTTCATTGCCCCACAGTGCCGGGACAAGTTGCACGGACTCAGCAGCAATGCCGGTCTCCAGTTCAGCAAGAAATGCCTGGTACGCTGACCATGAAACAGGTACAGGCAGCACCGCCGGCCCGGAAACAGTCAGCATTGACCACACCCAGCGACCATATTTATTGGTCAGTTCGGCGCGCAAAGCGGCGTATAAGTTAATTTTGGTACGGCCATCGGCCACGGTAGTGATCGGGATGGTGCAGATAACCCCCTCAACAGAAATCATCTGTTGAGCGCTGAGAATTGCCAGCATATCGTCGCCAGCCTCTGCATCAGCCGCCAATAACAGCGCATAGGCTTGCCAGTTCTGACCGCCATTGCGCTGTGCGGCGCGGACGTTCTCACGTAATGCCGTATCAGCATCAGCCAGCACAACGGTGATATCAGATTGTGAATCCAGCGCGATCAAGTCGCCGGGGATTTCAGAATCATCAGCAGCGCTACCGATGAATAAAACGGTACGCTCTACCTCGTTAATCTTGCCCTGGCGCTGGTTAAGCTGGTCTATCGTAACTGTGGGCCATGTCATTTTTTTACCTTCCCCTTAATGTCTTGCGCCCGGACGCCACCGCCGTAATTAATGGCTTGCATCTGACGCGCCAGCATTTTGTTAAATTCATCGTCATTGACTGCCAGCCATTCGCGGCCTGGCAAGGTCACCGTCCAGCTTGCTTTTGCTTTTCGCCCCTCCAGACTGCGGATAATGGCCCCGGCTTTGTCCCGGCTCAGTGAATCCATGATTTCACTCACGGACGGGCTGCGCGGTGCAGTCTTTGGAAAAACGGTGTAACCCAAATCAAGTAACCGTTTAGCCTGGCGCAGTGTCGCGCCGGCCTCGCTGCTATTTCGTTTCTTTGCCTGGTCAGCGGTGACGGTGGTAGTAAAGCCTGATTGCTGCATTTTCCCGACCACGCCCGGCGACGTTTTTTTGTTGCCGCGCAAATAAATTTTTGCGGAATCAGCAGCGGGTAATTCACTGATTGCCATCATTTTTGGCAGTCCCCGCATCATTTTTCCTTTGAAACCGTTCTGGCGTTTGGGCCATTTGACGCCCTCGGCGTTGGCCTGTTGCTTTTGGTGGCGACGGGCAGCAGGCATCACGCCTAATTTCAACAGCCGCCACAGCAGGCGCTTACGCTTATTGGGTGGCAGTTCCAGCGCGGCCAAATCCTTTTTAAGCGCCTCCCACTGGGCGCGGTTCAGCGTAAAGTCAGCTTGCATCACTCTCACCCGCTGGGTGGGTCGGTGCGGTGGCTCCGTTTGCGCCGACAATCCAGCCGGCTGTCGCGGTATTCACGGTAGGTGCTGCAACGAGGTAACGCTTACCTTTCAACGGGATAATGCCCTCGTCCTCGCTTTCTGCCAGAATGATGTCGTCAGCCAGTTGCACAGTGATAAACAGCGTTGCGTTATCGTTATCTGTCAGTTGCAAAATGACGTCAGGCGGCGGCATTTCATCCCGGTTGTAATGCTCGTTGGCATGTTCAACCAGCCACACCATGACCAGGGCAAATAAGGTGTCCGGGTCATACTGGCGATAGGGCCAGCGTTCCCAGGCTAACGTCGCCTGATATTGCCGTATTGCTATCCGGCGCTGATTTAGCCCCCACGCTTTAGACGCGTGAATAATTTCAATATCTTCCATCCAGGCATCGGCCCCGGTGGTTTTCATCAGCCTTTCCGGCAAGTTGCTACTGACAAAATCAAACAACTTATCAAGCTGAGTCATACCAGATGCACCCCCACGCGGCCCCGTCCCTTGATGCCGCGCAATACTACTGCGGCCTCAGCCAGTAATGACGCCTTTGTCTGCGGCGCGTCCTGGTTGGTGTTGTCCTCGCGCCGGCTGACGGCGGCAAATTCGCCCATCAAATCGGCTTTTGTCCGGGCATAGACCGCTTTTTTATATTGGGCTGTCAGTGCGTTCTCGCCCTCCATCTTTGGGCCGGGTACCGCGCTGGCCGTCATATAGCCCTTACTTTTTTGCTGCGTGGTAAAACTGGCTAACGAGGTGTTAATCTCGGCGACGGCGGCAAGCATGGCTTGCACCACGGTTTTTTCGTTAATCGTGGGCGGTATGCTGCGCTCACGTTGGAACTCATCCAGTGCCAGGTCAGGCCAAAAGCCATCATTGGTTAACGTGGATTTCTGAAAACCGTTATCACCGGGTCGAAACATAAAAACCTCTCGTTATGGGGTGCGGGCTGACAAGTTTCCACGGCCCGTGAGACGCAAAGCGCTACGGCCTCCACTTCGCCCGCCCCGGCTGGCCGGGTGTCGGTACTGCCCCGCGACAACGTCAGGGGGCGGTGTTCACAATTTAAAGGGTTACTCTTCGACTACCGCACCTTTTGGCGGGTCGATGGGGGCATAGACCGGACAGCCTGGGTGACGACCATCTTCAATAGCTTCTAGCTCACTTTCATTAAACCAGGCGCTTAGTGCTCGGCCGTCTGCGGCCTTGTAGAAAATGAAATATTGATTTTCAGATGCTACGAATTCCGCGCGACCCCGAACCTCTCCCCATTCATCGCTAATGCGTGGTTCAACCAGTTGATTCAATTCAAATTTAAATTTCATTGTTATTGCCTTTTGATGGGTCAGAATCCGCCATTTCAGCGGCTTGCTTTTCCAGGGCGCGAATACGGGAAGCAATGCGTTTACGCAGTGTTTCCACCCCGATTTTTTTATGAAATCCCTCCGCCTGGGCGAGCAATTCATTGGCCCGGATTAAGGTCGGGATATCACTGATCGCGGCGGCAGCGGGTTTACCGTCTTTGTCGCGGATCAGGAACTCGCCGGCGAACTTGAACCATTTGGCGGTGTGCCTTTCGTTTAACCGCCAGTTCTCCCGCACATTGGTAAACGTGCGGGAAAAATACGGCTCAATACTGCGGCCCGCTTGTGCCTCATCTGCGGCCCAATCCAGAATAAAATCAGCCACGAATGACGGAAATTTTGATTTAATTTTGTCCGGTGTTGCCTGGCTTTGCGTAATCGCGATATCGGCCCAATCCAGCGCTTTATCGATATCGCCGGTATCAAACAGCCAGACCACGCAATAACCGAATACAGGGTATTGATAGACTTTGCCCGCCTTGAGATAGCGCTCGGCATACGGAAGCCATTTTGGTAACAACTCCCGCGCCTTGAGCGCTATTTTGTCAGCGACACGCGGCAGAACACCCAGGCGTTTAACGTCCTTTTCCAGACTCAACAGTTGCAAGTGCAGGCTTTCGTCTGCACCAGGCTCGGCATCTTCCGTAGCAGCGCGTTGCACATTCGCCATGGCTAAAGCCTGCGCCCGAAAACGTAACGGGTTAAACGTCATGGGATTCCCTACGCTTATAACTGGGTGTTATCCAGATTCGGCGCGCCGTCACCTGATGCGCCGGGGATCAAACCTTCTAACATCGCGGTATTGATATCTTCTTCCGCTTCGATGGTGATAGATGATTCATCAATTGCGCCGTACAGCATTGGATGCCCTAGCGCATAACCAGAGTTGCGCCACCATGCATTTTCAAAGCCAAGACGGTCTTGCACATGCTCCGCGCGGCGGTATTGGTGATTACGCTGGTTATAATTGTGCAAGTTTGCCAGGGTGGTAACGGCCATGCGTTTACCCGGCAGGAACGGCGCAACATAGACGCGACGACCAGTGACGGTATTTGCCAGCATTTGGGCGGCAATATTTTCCGTCGGCTTGCCCGCTTCCTGGAACAAACGGAATTGCTCGGCGGCAATCAGGTCGGAACCAATCAACAAGACTAAATCCGGTTCGTTCTGGAACTGGCTTGGAATGGTGGTGCTGATTAGCCAGGAGGCCATCGCATCCAGCGTTTTAAAGATACCGTTTGCACCGATGGTCAATTCACCGTCACCGGGATTGATCACGCGCGGGGTAAAGCCCGGAATGCGGTCTTGTTCTGGTGCGGCTGGGTTCGCGTGTAACGTATCGAAATTCTTCGCGATTTGATGCCAGCCAATATTGACATCTTCCCCGTTCGGATTCGCCACGCCATCGGTTTCAATCGCCGCGCTGGTACCATTAAACCCGACACGCAAGGTGTCATTAGCAAATGTGCGCAGGGTAAACTCGGCCACTAACTGAATAAATTCATCATCCGTGGTACCTGAATGGATCCAGTTAGACAGTGTTTCCCACGGCAGGCGGGCGCAAGAGTCCGTCGGATATAACTGATAAACGTTGCCAGACAGGCCCACATTCTTAGTGAATCGGCCCTCAATACGGCGACCGGTAAACAGGCCCGGATTGCCGACATCAATAACCTGGCCGCGAATTTGGTCAACATCGCGCATGGTAATTAATGGCAAAAACCAATTTTGCTCCATCAACGCTAAGCGCAAGGCAGTTTCTTGCGGCGGGCTAATGCTGAACCGTCCAATGCCGTTGGTGCTGATTGGCAAGGTATTAACATTCGAACCGCTGGCCTCACCAATGCGCCGGGCATAGTTTTGCGTCAGTTCATATAACTTATTCATTGGCATAATGAGTGCTCTCGTTTATTTGTCAGTGCGTTTACCGCAATGGCTATTTAATTCCGCCTGTTCCGGTTTAATTAACCGTAAATCAGAAGTTGTAACTCTTACCGCTGGACGCATTAGGGGCGGCGTCGGGTAATTGGGTGGTGACTCGGTCGAGTTTGTTAAACTTTTTATCAGCGGCATTGAGTTTGTTTTTAAGTTTGCTGAATTCACCGCCGGTGACCTCGTCTTTAATTTCGGTAACTTCTTCCTGGACGGTGACCAATTCGGATTTAACTTCGGTCAAGGCTTCCTGAATTTCGGTTACGTCCGTATCATTGGCTTGCAGTTCGGTAATAATGACCGCTTGCTCTTCAATGGTTACCGCTTGTTCGTCGACGACATCCTGTAATTCGGCTACCGCTTCGACAATGGTCTGAATATCTTCATCAGAAAATTTTCGACTGGAACTGGAAAATAAACGCGATTTTGGTTTTTCCGGTTTTTTATCACTGCCTTTATCGGCAAGATTAAAAAGACTGCGGAATAATGCTTTCTTTGATTTTGGGTCTTTGGTCGACATATTTAATTCCTCGGTGTCGGCAACATCACTAATCACTAATGCTTCTAGTGCGCCGTAAAGTTTTCCGTTTTTATTTGCACTAAAGCGCATACGCTCGGTGCCGATGCTGGCCGGGGAGCTGGTGACGCCCAAGCCCTCAAGATAGGGTTTTCCGGTACCGCGAAAATTCAGGGTTTCGGTAGGCTCAATAGAGCAAAAAAGCATTTGCCCGTTGCGGTTGGCATAGAGCAAATCCATACCAGGGCAAAGCCGGGCCTTTAGGCGCATCAAGCCATCTTCTACCTCGGCTTTTAATTCCTGGACTTCACCGCACGCGCCATACCAGCGTTCATGCTCAGGCCAAATCATGGCGGTATAGATTGCGGGGTCGTATGTTTCTGCCATATCGACCAGCCATTCCGCTGAAATTTCCCGACCATCAACAGTCGCGCCCTCAGTCGCTATGCGAATAAAATTCGTTGTCAGTTGTGAACCGGACATAATTGACCTTTTAATTAATCGGTTTGGCGTGGTGATGGTATTAACTTCATTCAGTATTACGGATTGTTTTTATTATTTCATTTATCAAACTTCTTATTCATTCGTAATAAATATGCATTGCGATTTATTGCGGTATTTAGTTGTCATTTTGAATAAATAAAGCCGCCATAATGAGGCATGACCAGAAAATCCAAATATCCAGAAGAATTAATAGGCGTTGCGCGTTCATTATATTTGAAGCGCTGGACAGCCCAAGAGATAGCCGCCGAGTTAAAACTCAATTCGACGCGGATAGTTTACTATTGGGCGGATAAAGGCGGCTGGCGCAGTCTATTAAGTGAGGAAGATTTAGAATCTGTTATTAACCGCCGTGCGGCTGTATTGGTCGATAAGGCCAATAAAAATGATATTGAGTTAAAAGAACTCGATAAATACATTGATATGCACTGCAAGTTAATTGTCAGCCGTCATAAGCACACTGAAAAAATTCACGCCATGAATTTGGAGGCAGCGGCGCGCGGGATAACCGCAACGGGAGCCGGTGGCACCATTGAGGCGATCGCCAACGAGGGCGACGACAGCAGCAAAAAGAAAAGCGGCAAGCGTGGCGGGAAACGAAATAATGTGGCCGGCATTGTGGCGGCTGATTTTGATGAATTTGTTGATGGCCTGTATGACTATCAAATCACACTGCGGGAAGCGAAAAAGCACCGTAACCGGATATGGCTGAAATCACGCCAAATCGGGGCGACCTGGTACGCCGCATTTGAAGCGCTGGAAGATGCCATTTTAACCGGCAACAATCAGGCGTTCTTGTCAGCCTCTCGCCCTCAGTCGCTTATTTTCCGGCGCTATATCATCAAGTTTGCTTTTGAACTGTTCGGCATTGAATTGACCGGCGACCCTATTGTGTTGAGCAATGGCGCGGAGTTGCATTTCCTGTCAACCAACACCAATACCGCCCAGGGCTTTTGTGCCAACGTCTACATAGACGAAATCTTCTGGCAACGTGGATTTAGCGAATTAAAAAGGGTTGCCGGCGCGATAGCCACGCACACCCATTTACGCCGTACTTACATTTCAACGCCTAGCGCTAAAACGCACCAGGCTTATCCGTTCTGGACAGGTGACGAATGGCGCAAGGGCAAAAAGGCGCGGGAAAAGGTCGAATTCCCAACCTTTGCGCAAATGGAAGCCGGGATTATGTGCCCGGATAACCACTGGCGCTATATCACGACAGTGACAACCGCTGTCGCGGATATGTGGGAAAAGGCCAAAGTCTATGGCGACGCCGCCATTCTTATCGACCTGGACGAGATAGAGGAAGAAAACAGTGAGAGCGCCTTTAACCAGTTGTACATGTGTCAGTTTGTCGATACTGGCGATTGTGTTTTCAAATTCGACCAACTGGAAAAATGCCTCACCAACGTCAGCACCTGGGAAGATCACGACGTCAACGCCATGCGGCCATTCGGTAACCGTGAGGTGTGGGCCGGCTACGACCCCGCCCGCACCGGTGATACCGCCTCGTTTGTTCTGGTCGCACCGCCACAAGTTGACGGGGAGCCGTTCCGGGTACTGCATATCGAAACCTGGCACGGCTTCGCCTTTAAATACCAGGTAGGCCGCATCAAGGAGTACATGACCCGCTACAACATTACGCATATCGGCATTGATACCACCGGCATTGGCGGGCCGGTGTGCGAAATGGTGCAAGACTTTGCACGACGTGAAGTGACACCGATTCGCTACAGCCAGGAAAGCAAAAACCGCCTGGTCATGAAGATGATCGACGTTGTCGAGCATAAGCGTATCGCCTGGGATATTGAGGATAAAGGTATTGCGGCCAGCTTTATGGCGATTCGCCACACCACCACCAAGAGCGGCGGCGGCATGACATTTGTTGCCGACCGTAGCGCCGACACCGGCCACGCCGACCGATTCTTTGCCATCGCCCATGCGGTGATAAACGAGCCAATCAACAACGAACGCAAGCGGAAATCCGGCTGGGCGGGACGTCTGACAGGAAAAAATAATGAGCAAACGCAAACAGCGCTACAGCGCCAGGCAGCAAAAATCCAATGCGCAAGCCATGCCGGCACGGCGTGGAACATTCAGCATCGTAACGACCGATACCCCCATGCCGATATTGACGCAGGGAACGCAGTATCACGAAATCTGGTACGATTCGACCGCCGACCACTGGCGGCAACCCATCGACCGGTTAGCCCTGGCACAACTTGCCAACATGTGCGGGCAGCATGGCGGGGTTCTGTACGCCCGCAAGAATATGGTGGTCAGCGACTATGCCGGGGGCGGTCTGAGCCTGGGCGAAATGGGCCAGGCGGCTTATGACTTTTTGCTGTTTGGTGATATCGCTATATTGAAAGTGCGTAACGGTTGGGGGGATGTGGTGGATTTGGTGCCGCTGCCAGCGCTGTATGTCCGACGCCGCAAGGACGGGGATTTTTCGGTCTTGCAGAAAGGCCCGCCGCTTATCTACCCGGCGCGCGATGTGATTTTTTTGCGTCAGTACGACCCACAACAGCAGGTTTATGGCTTGCCGGATTATATCGGCGGGATGCACAGCGCGTTACTGAATACAGAAGCGACCATATTCCGGCGTCGCTATTACCATAACGGCGCACATACCGGCGGGATTATCTATACCACCGACCCCAATTTGAGTGACGAAATGGAAGAGGATATCGCGAAAAAAATTGAGGAATCCAAAGGGGTGGGCAACTTCAAAATGATGTTTATCAATATCGCGGACGGTGGCGAAAAAGGGGTGCAATTTATCCCGATTGGTGATGCCGGTGTAAAAGATGAATTCGCCAATATTAAAAGTATCAGTGCGCAAGACGTTTTGACCGCGCACCGCTTCCCCTCTGGCCTGGCGGGGATAATCCCGACTAACGGGGCGGTGATGGCAAGCCCGGAAACCGCGCGCGATACCTATCGAAAAGATGAGGTGATCCCGCTTCAACGGATGTTCGCCAGTGCGGTGAGGCATGATCCCGAAATCCCGCCCCATTTGCACCTGCAATTTGAGGGGCTAAACAGTGATGGATTGCCACTGACCAAGCCGGCTGATAATGAGATTGTTATCACGCCAGGCGATGGAGCGTAACGTATGAGAAATAAGCGGCGAAAAGTGCTAAAATCATCCCAAGATGGCGGTTTTTCGGGGGATGGTATGGCGACAATCAAGGTTATTTGCACGGCGTGTGGTGCGCGGATGCATAACCGTAAATCAGTATGGCAAGCGCCCCAGCTTGCAAACCTGTATTACACCTGCACCAATGTAGAATGTAGCGAAACGAGTGTTTATGAATTAACCCGCTCACATACCGTTAGCCCTAGCGGCCTGGGTGATAAGGGGTTAATCAAGGCACTGCTGGAAAGGCTACGGCCAGATGAAAAACAGATTGCCCTGGATTGGTTGCAAGGTCAGCCAGGATAAGAGAAACCCGCCGAACGGCGGGTTTTTAGAATTCAGGAGTATAGGAATTAAGGCATGTAACCGATCGTCAAACTTGTATCGAGGGATATGACCAGTACGATAAACTTTTGCACGGTGCTTTGAAGATGGTTTGGGTGCCAACCTGAGACATCATAAATTTGGCCTTTATTCCAAGGCATAAAGCCTCTGTTTTTGCCAATCCCCTTATCACCGAGAACGTCTTCAAAGACTTCGCCATTCTCATTATAGATCCGCACCTCACCAGCACGAACTAACGGGCCCGCCCAAATTTTAGCACCCGGAATGGTCTGCATATCATCGCAAACTAAATGCTGATACCAGTTCAGCATGAACAGGTATGTTCTGCTCATTATTCCCGTTCGGTGATAACTTGGTTGAGTGTATGCGCCAGCTACCTGGTAGCATTTAATCTCGACCGAGTTTTCCACAAAGCGGTAATCACGAAGACCTACACGGCCGGCGACTTGGTTTTTCGTCTCGTCGACAACACCAGTATGGAGAATGGTTTTAATTATATCTTGCTCGGAAAGACCGTCATCTTCCAGATCGAAAATCTTCGTGCTCAGTTCCGTATCACCGATGGACGCGCCAACTCGCTCAATAACGATGTATCGACGAATGTCATCTTCAGGCTCGATAATTTTGTGCTCTGAAACTTTAAAGAGGGAGCGGGAAGCAAGAAAATAGCCATAACGAACAAAGCGAGTGTCTCCAGTATGAGGCCACACGCTTAGATCTTTATGATATTTGTCTGTTAATGTAGGAGCCATTTTTTGATAGAATCGTCAGCTTTTGTGGTGCCTACGATTCTATCATTGGTCTCAAAGAAACGACGAATAGAATGTTCGATGACCTCTGAGAAAATGGACATTTCTCTAGCCAACTCAGGGTATTGTTTTGCGGGCTTAACAAGGAAACGAACGCGACCATTCAGAAGAATAGCTTCAGCCAATGGTTTTACCGAAGCGTCAGCATTTTCAACATCATCCTTAAAGGTTATGATGAAATGGAGATCTTCAGGTTCAGTGATCCCTTCGTTATCCAGAGTACGAACTTCAAGCATGTGATGCTTTAAGTTGTGTGTAGCGATAACGCTAGTATGGTCACGAATTGTTTGAATTGAACGTTTTGAGTTCAGTGCGTCGTGCATGTGTCCACCTTAGCCGAGCGTTGTTGAGCTTGTTCGGCGATCTCCCTTCTGGGGAGATTTAGAGGCTACGAGAATGCGTAGCGATAAATCTGTTGACGGCTTCGTCAACTGTCTAAGAAATTTACGCCATTACTCAAATAAGATCAACCAAAGTTGCATATTTGTCTGACTAGCTCCCCGTCGACTAACACACAGTGATGCCATTAACGTCCACATCAGGCACTGAGCCGACTGTCAGATCTGATTGCGCCTAAAATAGTAAAGATGTCTGATTAAGAATGATTCAATACAAATTAGTATTATGAATACCGCCATATCGCCCGTAATAACCTGTAGTGCTGGGAACCATTAAACCTGACCTCTCTACTTAACTAATACATGGTCGATGGGCGTGGTTCTTTCGGTTTCTGGTGATGGCTATTAAGCTACTGTACAGCGATTGACAAAACTCGAACACTGAATAGAACCCGTTTTTCAACTTACGTTAGGTGGTCTCATTCTTAATTTATAGATAAAGGTTTAAGTAACACTCCGTGATGACCCTGTTTCGTTCCATAAGCTTCAACAGCAAAATAACCTTTCATAGTATATCCACCATTTTCCCAATAAAGATGGCGATTATAATCATCACAGATTTGTACATAAAGGGAAGTGGAGTTCATGCCACTTAAAGTGTCACCCTCTTCTACCTTACTAAAACTATCAATCCAAATAGTCATAGTTACAGTCACATTAAATGCTTTTTTTTCTTTAAATTCTTGATATTCAATATCTTCACTATCAAAATGGACACTAATATAAACTCTCTTATCTACATTTTCTTTAAAAAAAGAGTTGAAATCTAAAGCGCCTTTCGTAAGTTCCCTTATATAAAGTAGTTCCTTATGCGCATTCCTTTTAGGAAATGATATCTCTCTTGATACTGCGTATGCTTTCCAAGCAAAATAGGCAGAAACGCATCCAACAACAAGGCCCACAAACGCAATAAAATCACTCATTTCGTATGATCCAATCCCATGATTATCAATTCGTGAAGTATTAAAGCACTTCAAGAACCCTCAATTCAAACCTCTTTTTTGCATTGTAGTTTAGTGATTATGGGTAAGATATCAGATCATGACAGGCTTCTTTCATGAAAAGGTTTACAACCTTACCAGTACTATTCCTACGAATAGAGTCACAATAAAAACCACCCACAGATCAGCCTCTATAATCTGCTCAAAAAATCATCAATATTATCGATTGAAGCATCCATTTCGAGCAAAAGCGTTCGTTTCTCGATAGTCGGAAGTCGGTTTTTTTTGAGTTTATCGTCACCGCCAAACTTCGGCAGCGGTAATTTCCTTAGTCGGTTGCGCAGTTCTCGCCGTTGGGTGTAGGTGAAACTGTCAAAATTATTAAAATCTGGCGGTGGTGTTGTGCGTTTTTTACGCTGTCTTGGAGCCTCGTCGTCGGAGGTGGGGACAGTTATTGCCACGAGTCCGAGGGGCGATACTGTCGCCCCAATGTCAAAATCAAAACCAACGTCAACCCCAACGGCCACAGGAGTGGCCTTGGTTTGGCTGTCGTTGCTATCAGTCTTGCGTACCATCTTCCAGTTATCGCTATGGATACAAACGCGTGAGCGCTCGCCCAGGCTCGGTGACCAGATGCCAAAAATTTTGGTTCCGTGTTCGCCGTAGTCGTTGGGGGTTTCAGACTCAATGTAAGCGGTACGGATAAGGTGATTTTTGCGGGGTTCCAGAACACCGCCTTGTTTTAGGATGTACGTCGCCATGCAGCCGGCATCCGCTGCGGCTAACACATCATCCATATCTTTATTAGCCAGCACTTTTTTCCATAACCAAACTTTACTTAAGCCGGTTTCGTCCTTGGTTGTGGCTGCTGCTTCCATCTTGATGGCTTTTGCTTCGGCCTTGCGTCGGAGTTGACCGGCCAACATGCGTAATTCGCGGTAAACCTGGCGGGAGGGAATGCCAAAAAAGCGGAATTGCTGGACGCCGTGAAGAGAAGCCCAGGCAACAGCCCTTTCGGTATCGTCCCCTAATGGCTGGCCGGTTTCTTTACTGACAATGGGTTTACCGGTCTCTTTGTCCAGCTTCCCTTTAATGTTACTGCCGCGCACGTTCTTACCCAGATACTTGGTTAAGTAACTGGTGATAGTGCCTTTGCTTTTGAGCACCGGCTTAACATCAAAACGGGGTTTAATATCCCGCCCTAACTCTTTACGATCTTCACGGATAGCAAAGTCCCGCATTACCTGGGTGATCGCGGCGCGGTCTTGTTTTTCCATGATGCACATTAAATGCCAGTGGACGGTGCCATCATGATGGGGTTCAGCAATACGGACGCCGTACCAACGCAAACCTAGCCGGTTGAGTTTTTTCCTGATGCCTGCGAAAAGGTTGACCAGGTAATCACTGCTTTCCTTGATGGTTTTTGTGCTCCATTTCGGGTTAGGTCTGCCATCTTTAAGCGTGGCGTGATACTTCGACGGGCAGGTGATGGTGTAGAACATTGCCTTATCTCCGCGCATTTCTGCCAGATTTTCTAAGCCCTTACAGGTGGTCATCATTTCGATATAGCGTAGATGCGGATTACTGGCGCTGGCGTTAACCACCTCTTCCATATCCATGACAAAACCGCTGTCATTAACCAGCTCATGAGCACGGATAAACTCAGTAGAACGCCGCCACTGTTCGCGCTGATAAACAAGCGCTTCCTGACTGATGTAAGGAGATGCCTTCTTGTGAACCAACATGACAGCGCGTAATTGCTCCTCCCGCCACTGACAACGTAAGCGCCACAGCCGACCTTTCCACCAAGTCGCACAACGCAAACGAGCTAACGCACCGGGGATCAGGTCGAAAGGTATTTGGCCTCTGCGGCGGATTTCATCGTTGAGCGCGTCCCAGTTCGGCGGGGTGATTGATAGCTTTCGGGCTTCGTTAGCAACGGCGTGATAAACGCGCAATATCTGGCGAGGGGTGGCATTTTCGGCGGGCAGTGTTGCCATTTGGCTATCGAGCAACATATCCATGTGTGCCGCGGCCATTGTTGCCAGGGTGGTGACCTCTTTTTTATTGAGTTCGGCCAAATGGAGCAGGCCGTCTAATCTCTCACGGCTGGCAATATGGCGTAGTGCGACAGTTTGCTGCTTACCTCGCATGGCGTCCAAGCGTGACAGTGCCGTCTCAATGAAGCGACTCAAAAAGGCATTGGCTCGCTCGTCACCGCTTTCCTGACGCAAATAATCAATGCGCCGCTGTAGTGGCTGGTGAATGAATTTAGGTTGGCTGTTGAGATTGGCCTGTGTTTCTAATGCGCGATTATGGCGTTCAGCTTTTTTGGATTCAGCCAGGCGCGCTAAAGTAAACTCGCGTTTCTCTTCCTCTTCTTCAAAGTATTCAATCAGCAACTGGCGTTTTGCTATGGCTTTGCGCTCGTCGTCAGTCAGTGAGGACACGAAGAGGGCGACAACGGCGGCTTGTCTTGCTTTTTCTGCCTCTTTTGCTGCCTTCCGCTCTTTGCTATAGGCGGCAAGTATTCGCCCTAGAGGGGTGACTTTTGGCGGCGGTTCAATATCCAGGCGCGGGTTTATGGCGGTGCTGGGGTTGTTATTCCAAGAGTAAACCCCGGCAAACGTTTTATCGTTTCCGGGGTGTGATGGGGCAGGCTGAAATCTACTGCGCTTGTCGGTCATTGGCGTAGCGAACTGCCAGGCGTGGGCGTTCGTCGCGTCCGGTAATGTGTAATTTTGTAGACGCTATCGACGGGGATTTCCATTTTTTCGGCGATGTGCCTGGGTTTTATACCCTCGTCGTAAAGTGCGCGGCATAGCTCCACATCATGATCGCTGAATTTGGCGTTGCGATTACACTCGCCGACAATTGAAGGGTTTACCCCCTCCACAAATGCCTTTTGCTGCACTGCCTTGGGTGACCGCCCCAAGCGATCGGCGATGTCCCGATATCGGGTTGTTTTGACGGCATCACGCAGATAGGCCACTTCACCCGGCGACCAAAGTTCACAGCGGCATGAGGTCAGGCCATTAAGAAATGCCTTTCGTCTTACCGCCGGCACTGACCGACCCAAGTTATTGGCGATGTCCCGATAAGGGGTTGTTGTGATGGCTTCACTCAGATAAGCCAGTTCAGCCGGTGACCAGCGTTCTCGGTAACGTGATGGAATAGTCATAACGCCCCCTTAAAATGGAATTTCATCGGATGGATCAAAAAATGAAAGCATGACTAATTTCGGGGAAACAAAATCGCATTGAGTAATATCTGAAATTTCTACTACAATCTTGCGGCCTGTATATTCATCAGTCCCACCATCCCATTCAGCCAAAAGTAAATAATCCCCAATCGCAAAGTTGCGGTCATTGGTTCGTAATTCAGCTTTCTTCTTTCCCTCAATAACAGCTTGGAAATATTCAGGCAGAGTTTTTAATTGATGGGTTTTAGGTGTTAGCGAATATCCAGCCGCTTCCTGAAATGCCAGCGCTGTTCGCTGTGCTTCTTTGCGTTCTGATTCTGTTTTATGTATTGCCTGAATGGCTAATAGCGTAGTTTTATCATGGCCTTCTTTACATATATCTTTACCTGCATCCGTACCCATAATTGCAAATATTAAAGAATCCCATTTAGGCTCGAATGATGAATTGAACCCCTCCAAATGTTGAACACGCGCTCGTAACTTGATTGCCTCGCTATTAAGACGGTCGATTTCGGTCGCGGCATCTGTTAAATGCTTAATTGGGTGTTTCATTTTAAAGTTTAAATACTGCTCAATATTTTTAAAGGTATCAATAGCACAAGTCAGCCCTTCAATTGCATTGGTAGTATTAATGTGAGTAGCCATTATTTAGCCTCTTTATTTACAGTGGGTGAATTAGCAACTGATTTAACTTCTGATATCCAACGGGATAACTCTTTAAATACATCTACCCTTGAAACCTTGGGGCTATTTAAACTAGCCACCTTACTTTCTAATCGTTCAAGCAACATTAAACGCTCAGAAAGTCGGGCATTATTAAAATGCGCCACCAGTTCTATGTCGTTTAGTTCTTGCGTTGATTTTATCGGTGCAACAGCCATTCTTATTACCCCGCCTTTAGATAATGGGAATCCCGACGCAACAAAGCGCCTGTTAAATTCAGGTGTTTATTTAATTACTTTTATTATCCAGTAATGGATCACAATCTATATAGGTGATCCGTTCCGGTAATAAACTGGTCGATGCCCTCCATCTGTTCAGTGCATCAACTAAATTTCTCTGCTCTTGCGGTAGCAGCTCCTTAAAAGCTAATCCATGTCTGGCCCTTGGAATATCTGCCAGGTAGTAAATGGCACCTTTCATTTTTGGGTCTGTCTCGCCCATTTCACTAATCAGCGCCGGGATAATTCCCTGGTGTTTTTTGTTGGGGAATAAACACCAAATTTCAGCGGTATGCTGTAGGCCGTGCTGACGCTCTTTTAATGTCAGCGGTACCGCGCGGGCCTTTTCAGTGTTTGCCATACATCCCCCTACGCAAATATTCCCATCAGACGCGCCCACCAACGGGGTTTAGCCCTAGGCTTTGCCATGAATGGAGTACGGCAATTTCTGATAAAAAAGACTTTGTTTGCATTTGGTTGGAAGTGACGGCCATCAGGGGTTTCTAACCAACCGCGATAATGAAAGCGGCAAGTTACTTGGCCTCGGTTGACCTCTTGGCCGTTAACTAACATTGCAGCCAGTGACGGACATTGATTAGCGGTCATTTGTGGGTTCCTCTGCGTGTTCAGGGAATTCCTGCGGTGTTACGCAGTCTTTGAGCCAGCGATTGGCAACAGTGCGAATCTGCTCGGCGTCTTGGCTGCCAACATAGGAAGCGGCACCGGCTAAATCCAGCAATTGGTTAGCGGCCCAAACTACTTCCGAATAATTATTTGCAGCTTCCCATCGGCCACTAGTAACGAAAGTCTGTCTATATTTGTATCTCGCTAGTACCTGATTGGCAGCGATCGAGAACGGTAATGGCTGGCTCATAATTGTCCTGTCCGTATTAGCGAGGCAGTTTTTCAAAGACTGCTGCTACTACTTCTTTGGTCGCACAACCGGTTACACCAAAAAATAAATAGCCGGCAACTTCGCCATGATTAAAATATCGGCGGCGATGAATTGTGATTTCTTCACCGAGTGAAGCGGGGTTTATTGTTTCGCACTCGCTGTATTCTTCGGCTGTATGGCCAGCCTCTTTGGATGGAACAAGGGCGGCGGCAATGACGTCAATCTCTGCGAATGTGCGTATAGAGTCGCCATTAAGGAGTTTAATTATTGAGCCGGGAGCGTCGGGAAATACTGACTCAACACTTTCAGTATTAAGAATAAAGTATTTGTCGTCTTTCTTTATTTTGACAAAATTAGACATATTTAAATCCTCGCTTGACTAATAAGAAATAAAACCCTTTCGCAAATCTGTTATTTGAGAGAGGGCTTTATCCCCTCATTTCATACAACTGATCAATGTATTCAGTTGCCTGCGCCTGGGCGTCGAACTTGCCGTAAGACTCATCACCCTGGCGAACGTGATAACGGGTGATTGGGTTTCTTTTATTGCGCTTCAACTTGGTAATTGAAAAACCACGGTAAGCACTGGTGTGATCACTGATAACAGTCAGTGCGTACGTCGGGCCGCAAGGCTGTGGGGAAATCATGCCGTTGCGCTCTGATTCGGGGCTTCTCCACCTCTGATATTCCGCATCACAGTTAGCTTGTCCTTGCGGATTATATTCTCAATCCATTCCCGCTCTGCTCCAGTGCAAAGGGCGCGAGTTTTCGCCATTGCTTCTAAATACTCGTTCCACATGATGAAACGGCGTGGCCGTTTAGTTCCGGGGCGGCCCTCGCGGTGAATCGGTAACTGATTACGATCCATCATATTTACAACTGAACCGTAACTACGGCCGGTGCGGGTGCAGAACTCGCGCGGCGTAATTGGCTCCGGTTCTGAAAACTTTGGCGTATTTCTATCTATTAGCATCTGTTAACATCCTCAATGGCTCTCTTCTGATGCTTCCTGATGGCTTTACGTGTTACGTGAAGCCCCCTGATGTATCGGTTGAGTTGGATTATGTATGTATATTTTGGAAAATGCAAAATGAAAATGGATATTGCAGAAAAATTGAAGCTAATGAGAGAAAGCGAGCGGCTTACAAGTAGAGCTGAGGCCGCTGATTTACTCGGTATCCCTCAAAATGCTTTATGGCGGTATGAAACCGGCGATAGCGTGCCAAAAGGCGATGTCATTATGAAAATATTGAATCATCCACGGTACAAAAAATATGCTCTTTGGTTTATGACCGGCGAAACAGCGCCTGAATCCGGGCAAATCGCACCGGCTCTCGCGCACTCTGGGCCAGACAAAATAATATCTTCCCAATCAGACAAAAAGATTGGTTAAGTATTTATAAAGTATTCATTTTTGAAATATCGTTTCAAAATGATATTTACATCGGAGGGTTTTCTTATGTCGATTAAGAAACTCGATGATGGTCATTACGAAGTGGACTTACGGCCGCACGGGCGCGATGGAAAACGTATCCGGCGTAAATTTGATAGAAAGAGCGATGCACTGGCTTTTGAAAAGTATGTGATCGCCAACTTCCATAATAAAGAATGGTTAAGTAAACCTGCTGATAAGCGGCGTTTAAGCGAGTTTATTTCGAAGTGGTGGGATTATCACGGGCGTAATTTGAAGCACGGCAGTAAGCGCCTCAATGCAATTGAGGGGATATGTAACAACATGGGTGATCCAATGATGTATCAGATCACCAACCGTTTACTCATGGATTACCGTGCAAAACGGCTGACTGATGGTATAAAGGCATCCACAATTAATCACGCTCTTGCTGTACTTAGCGGTGTATTCAGTGTGATGATCGAAGCTGAGGAATTTTTTGGCGAGCATCCAATCAGAGCACTTGCACGCCTTAAGACGCAACAGCCTGAAATGTCTTACTTATCATCGGAAGATATCGCCAGATTATTAGACACGGCAAAAGGTGATGCTCGGCGTATAGCTATACTCTGTTTGGCAACAGGTGCCAGATGGGGGGAAGCTAAGAGCCTTAAGGCAGAAAACATCATTCATAACCGAGTGACGTTTATTGAAACGAAGAATGGGAAAAAACGCTCGGTACCAATTTCACAGGAAATCGCCGACCAGGTGAAAACCACTGAAACTGGGCCACTGTTTAAAACTCATTACATGACTTTCTATAAGCTGATAAAGAAAGTAAAACCTGACCTCCCTCGCGGGCAAGCGATTCATGCTCTACGGCATACATTCGCAACCCACTTTATGATGCGGGGAGGAAATATAATCGCACTCCAACGAATACTTGGACATGCGAACATTCAGCAGACCATGACTTATGCGCACTTTGCACCTGACTATTTACAGGATGCAGTAATGCTAAACCCGCTAAGTGAAATGTCCACAAACCGTCCACACTTGTGA